CCCGAAGAATAAGTGTCTAATTTGTCTCTCTCAGAAATACTTAGTACTTCCTTGAGAGAGATCGGTGAAATGTTTGTGTTCCCAAGTATATCTTGAGAAGCAAATTGAAAAAATCCATCGTTTGATACGAAAGATTTCGCAAAACCTATCGTTATACCATAGTCTTTACAGACTTGGGTATAAGATAGAGCAACATTTTTATCACCAATCACGATATCATCACCCAAAACTAAATAATCATCAAAAGATGATTTATTAATTCGTGAAGCTGCTACGTGAACTAGGAAGTGATGAACAATTGCTAAACCTGACCAAGAAGAAATAGTTCCCATAGGTTGCCCTCGGGTATATCTATAGACTTTCTCTTTAAAATGGTAATCTCTGTTAACTAACATGTTAACCCAAGCTTGGGCTGATTGTGGTCCCATCCAAGGACCTAAAGCCGCAACATAAATTTGTTGAGGAATTAGATCCGTAGCAGATTTAAGATCATATGATGCAATAAAAGAGTGTGGTTTATTCATAAATGAATTAACCGCTCCTAGTTGATCAAAGGTCGCATCTGTGGATAAAGATTTTAACACTAAGAACATTTGTTCTTGTAATGGATGGCAAATCCATTGTGTCCAATAATCAGAAATTGCGAACACCCGGATTTTTCCGGCTGCTTCCAATTTAATAGCCAATCTTCCCAACTTAAGACTTTTAATTCTTTCCTTAATATCTACTCCCTCTTTTTGCCAAAATTTGACAATAAAAGAGGCGTTGTTGGACATTAAGTCTACAAACTGGTCTAAACCTTCAAATTTATTAGGTTTATTGAAATGATTAGGTCCCCATTCTCCTTTAACCGCCTGAATATAGGATAAAAGTAATCCTTTTCGTCCAATCATCATATGTGCTAATGCATCAATTGCATTACCAACAAATGATATTCGATGATTCGTTCCTGCAGTTAGAGAAAGAGGAGGGGTTTCCACATCAATTCCAAATTTACAAGGAATATTTCCTTTATTGTAAATTTTCCAGAATGTTCGTGCATATTTGTCTAATTCATGAAATGAATCAAATATGTCTAAATTAAAAGGTAGAGATTTTGAATGTTTTTCTAATACAGAAAAACCAGGTATGTTCATCTGTCCATCTGATCCATCTTTTTTAAAATGGAATCTAGGACTAGTTATCGAGCTTAAATCAGGCTCACCGTATTTTCCTTTAAATGCTTTATAAGAATGTAATAAACTTAATAAAGTTCGTACATACGTTATATTTTTGGTTCTTATAAGGAACCGCAAATTAGCAGGTAGGAAAGCAGGTAATCCGTGAATTAATTTAACTCGTAACCCTAACTCTTGTGTAGAGTTTAAGGGAGTTCCTGCAAGGTATTGCATAACTGCAATAGCGGAAACTTGTAATCTTTTAATCACTTGGTTAATACCTCGTGTTTTAAAGATAGTTTCCATATCTTGACCTACAATCCGAACTAATTTAGAATTAGTTTTAGAAGATTTGTGTCCTAACCAGCTTAATATAGATTTATAATAAGCCGGAAAGAACGATTTGATATTTCTATCAAACTCGATCATAGATTCTTTTAATATCCAACCCGGTTGTAGGTTAAATATAAAGTCTCTACTGAATCTCAAACCTAATAAAAAGGGGGATTCCGTTGATTCTTTAGAACCAGGAAATTTACGATTAACGCTAATAGGTGTATCTCGGGGAGTTGCTACAACATCTAATTTAGATTCTGTAGATAATACTACTCGAACCAATTTATTGTATTCACCTTCAGATAAGTATAATAACTCATCTGAATTGGCAGGGTCTCTGATGATATACGGTTTACGTTTATGTTCCGCCCAAGATATTTCTTGAGAAAGATCATATAATGATCTTTGGTATAAAGTAAAAGTTAACTTCATATATAATTTTATGGCATCAATAGATGTCTTAAGATAATAGATGTAAAGGTAGCACGTTTACTTATAGCAAGGAAAGATTCATAGTACCTAGTGATTGGTCAAATAAGAATGATGAGGTTGGTAAGACCCCTTAGTGGGCACCGTGGGACCCGTTTTTCACAGGTCAACCTTCGTCAGCACTAAGTTCATCATGAACTTAAGAAACTCTTTCGTTCAGTAATATTCCTCGTCCAAGAATATAAGGACGACATCTAATCATATTATTTAATAATAAATTGAAGATGGATATTACAAGATCTACTCCGCTTTTCACAAAGTGGGGCGCAGATCATCCGAC